ACTTGACACAAAGAGTGCAAAGTTTTATATAAACTTATGGAAAGATAAACATAAAACAAATGTGATGAAAGAAATAATTAAACAACTAAGAACAGTATGATTGAAAAAGAACTAATTACATTATTATTAAAAAAAGATTTTTATGAAGAACATAAAGGTCGAATAAAAAAAGAAATGTTTACCAATGGTACTGGAAATTTATATGAAACAATTACTCGTGCCCATCAAGATTCAGATAATGATTTATCTTTAGATGAAGTGGAAACATTACACTTAGAAGTTTATAATCCGGCAAATACAAGAACAGCAAAAGAAAATTTTTATTCTTTAATGGAAGAATTAAAAGAACAAAAAGTGCCAAATAAAAAAGTTGCGAATACAATATTAAAATCAATCCAAAGAAGAAATACAGCACAAGAAATTGCAACTTTAGCAACAGAGATATTTAATGGAAAAGAAGAATCTTTAGGGTCTATTCAAAGTTTAATTGATAAATCAGAGGAGGAAGAAAAAGAGGAATATGAATCAGTTACAAGTGATATTGATAACCTTCTTGATGCCTTAAAAGATAATACCAAATGGAAGTTCAATTTAAACCCTCTGAGAGAAAGAGTTAATGGGGTAGGGGAAGGTAACCTATTGGTCATTTTTGCTCGTCCAGAGAGCGGAAAAACAGCTTTCTGGGTCAATTTAGTGGCAGGGGAAGATGGTTTTTTAACACAAGGGGCAAAAGTATGTGCCTTAATCAATGAAGAGCCTGCAATTAGGACACAAATGCGACTAATTAATGCCTATACAGGCATGACATTTGAAGAAATACAGAAAGATATACCTAAAGCAAAGGAACAATGGTCAAAAGTTAGTACTAATATTAAAATTTTAGATACTGTGGATTGGACATTAGAAAAAGTAGATTCTTTTGTTGCAAAAGAAAAACCAGATATTATTATTATTGACCAATTAGATAAAGTGCATATGCCTGGAAGTTTTGCACGAACAGATGAAAAACTACGAGCTATTTATACGGGGGCAAGAGAGATTGCTAAACGAAGAAATTGTTGTCTTATTGCTATATCACAAGCAAGTGCTGATGCTTCTGGTAAACTTGACATAACCTTTGATATGATGGAGAATAGTAAAACAGGAAAAGCAGCAGAGGCAGATGTGATTATTGGTGTAGGATTTAGAAATAAATTAGATACAGACCAAGATTTACGAAGTATAGCTGTGAGTAAAAATAAAATAACAGGGTGGCATGGTATGATACCATGTAAAATAATCCCACAACTATCAAGGTATGTAGAATGATAACAACATTTGATGTGGAAACAAGTTTTCAAGTAACAGAAGAAGGAACACTAGACCCTTCTCCTAAAAATCCAGATAATTTTTTAGTATCACTTGGTATTAATGATGAGTATGTGTTTTTTAAACATCGTGATTTTAAAGGTGTACCAGATAGAAAAAAAGTACAAGACATTTTAGATAAAACAACAATGCTTGTTGGACATAACATAAAATTTGATTTGCTATGGCTATGGGAGGCAGGTTTTAATTATGATGGTAAAGTTTATGATACAATGGTGGGAGAATATTTATTACAACGAGGTATTAGTACAAGTTTAAAATTAAAACATTGCTGTGAGAGACGAGGAGTAATTCAGAAATCAGATATAACAGAGCAATTTATAAAAGATAAAATTTCTTTTCAATTTATTCCAATTAATATGCTAGAAGAATATGGTAGGTTTGATATTAAAGCAACAAGGTCTTTATTTGATGCCCAAATGTTACAATTTAATAAACCTATTAACAGAGGACTATTAAAGACAGCAAAAATTATGGGCAAGTTTTTAATTGTGCTAGCTAAAATGGAAAACAATGGTATTCATATTGATGCAGGTGCATTAGACCAAGTAGAAAAAGATTTTCAAGATGAATTTAGTAAACTTAGAGTGGAAATTGATGAAAAAATACATGAAAAAATGGGAGATACTAAGATAAATCCTGCTAGTCCAGAACAACTATCATGGTTATTGTATGGAGTAAAAGTGAAAGATAAAAAAGAATGGTCTAGAATATTTAATTTAGGAATTAATCCTGTTACTAAAAGACCAAAGAAAAGACCAAGTTATCCTAAGACACATTTAAAAACTTTATTTAACCAAGGACTAGAACCTATATATAAAACTAAAGCACAGCAATGCCCATCATGTAAAGGTAAAGGTAAAATACAAAAAATAAAAGTTGATGGGAATCCATTTAAGAATTTAAGTAAATGTAAACAATGTGAGGGGAGTGGGTTTATTTATAACCAATTAAATGAACGGGCAGGATTTGATGCAGTAGGATATTCAGTAATGAATGTTGCAGAAGGTGGATTTAAAACAGATAAATTAACTCTTGTAAATACAACAAGGTTTAGTAGTGATGAAGTAAAACAATTTGTTGAAAAAATAAGTAGGTATACTGCTTTAGAAACATATTTAAAAACATTTGTAGAAGGATTAAAGAAACATAAAACAGATAAAGATTTTCTTTACCCAAGTTTTATGCAATGTGTTACAGCTACAGGAAGATTATCAAGTAGGAATCCCAACTTTCAAAATCAGCCTCGTGCTAAGACATTTCCGATTCGCAAAGTTATTAATTCACGATTTGAAAATGGCAAAATAATGGAGATAGATTTTGCCCAATTAGAATTTCGCACTGCTATATTTTTATCACAAGATAAACAAGGAATGGAAGATATAAAAAATGGTGTAGATGTGCATCAATTTACAGCAGATACAATTGGATGTTCTAGACAAGAAGCAAAAGCCCATACATTTAAACCTTTGTATGGGGGTATGTCTGGAACAGATAATGAAAAAAGATATTACTCGGCATTTTTAAAAAAATATCCGGGAATAAAAGATTGGCATGAGAAACTGCAAGATGAGGCTATACGATATAAAGTCGTAACACTACCAACAGGTAGACAATATTCCTTTCCAAAAGCAGAACGCATGCCATGGGGTGGTTCAAGTTTCTCAACACAGATAAAAAATTATCCAGTGCAGGGATTTGCAACTGCTGACATTGTTCCTCTCGCTTGTATTTTAATACATGAACTTCTTGAGAAGAATAAGACCAAGAGCCTACTGATTAATACTGTTCATGATTCTATTGTTGCTGATGTTTTTCCTGGCGAGGAGAAACTGGTCGCTTCCTGCTTAAACAATGGTTGTTTAGGTGTTATTAAGGCAATGAAAGATATCTACGGTATTAACTTCAATGTTCCCCTAGATGTTGAATTAAAAGTAGGCTCTAATTGGTTGGATACTCATATTTATGGATAAAATTTGGCTAGAAGACTACGGATTTTGGATAGATGAAAGAAAATACAAGTTTTTTATTGACAAATGTACGATATCTGATATTATAAACTTAAATTTAACCTATGGAGGTAAAAATATGACAAATGACTTACAAGCATTTGAATCTCTAAGTAAAGAAGAGATAATGAAAATGACCGGTCAAGATGATGGGTCACAAATAAGTTCTGGGAGTTTACCCAGATTAACAATAAATAGAACTTCTGAAGATGATGATGGTAATGCACTTCGAACAGGTGTGTATTCAATCTATGATTCAGAAGCAGAAGCTAAAGTGTATAGCCTAAAAGATGGGGCAGTACAATTTAGACCATTTATTAATGCTTATCAATACATGGAATATGATGCAGAGAATAATAATTATCCTTGTTCTTCTGTTATCTTTAAATCATGGAAAGATGAACCTATAGATAGTAATGGTAGTGTTCGTTGTGGTAAAGTGATAGGAAAAGATAAGGAACAGTTAACACAAGCTGAAATAGATGCACAAAGAAATATTAAATGTTATCGTTTAGTATATGGTTTGTTATCTATGGAAGGAACAACAGCAACAGGAGAATCTACAACAATAGAAAATATGCCTGTATTGTGGCGTGTTACTGGAATGAACTTTAAACCTATTGGAGAGACATTAAAAAGTCTTAAAGGTAGAAATAGTTTAATGTTTAATCATGTTTTAAATTTAACTACAAAACGTAAGAAAAGTGGAAGTAATGTTTTTTATGTTGCTAGTATTAGTGTTAGTGATAAAGAGATTGCTTTTTCTAAAAAAGATTTAGAACATATGGATATGTTTAACGATATTGTTAATGAAGAAAATGTTCGTGTTTCTGAAAAATGGAAGGAGGCAAACTCAAATAAAAAACAGGATGCTGAATCAGCAAAAGTAATTAATGCTGTAGAAGCAAGTCCAGAAGAAATTCTTGCATCTTAATGTCATCATCTATTTTAAATAGAGTACAGTTATTCCTAGCGGAGGCTAATAAAGCCTCCGTTCCTCTGTCTAGTACAATTGTAAATGAATTTGGGGAAATGTGTAAAGCTGCACTTATAAAACAATTTGTTGAACCAAGAGAGAAAGAATTTAGACCTCGTATGAGTAATATTGGTAGACCTTTATGCCAATTACAAATGGAAAAAAGTGGGGCAAAAGCTGAGATAATGCCTTACAATTATAAAATGCGAAATTTATATGGGGATATTATTGAGGCAATTGCTGTTGCCATTTTAAAATCATCTGGAATTACAGTAGAGGAGTATCAAAAAAAAGTAAAACATAAATTTAAAGATAATGAAATAAGGGGAACATATGATGTTAAAATTTTTAACAAAGTGTGGGATATTAAAAGTGCCTCACCTTATTCTTTTAAATACAAATTTGGAGAAGAAGGGGGATTTGATGCCATTGCAAAAGATGATATATTTGGATATGTTTCACAAGGATATTTATATGGGGAGGCAGATAAAACAGAATTTGGTGGATGGATTGCTATTGATAAATCCTCTGGAGAATGGGCAGTTGTTGAAACACCTTTATCAGATGATGAGCATTCTAAAAATGCATTAAAACAAGCAGAAGAAAATTTAAAAGCATTAAATAGTAACGCACCATTTAAAAGATTATATGAAGATGAAGAAGAATTTTTTAATAGAAAACCTACAGGAAATAGGGTATTAAAAAGTCCTTGTACATTTTGTTCATATAAAAAAGCATGTTGGGGAAATATTCAATATTTGCCACAACAACAATCAAAAGCAATGAATCCAAAATATGTTTGGTATACTAAAATAACAAACCCAAAAGAAGATGATATCAGTTAAAAGTAGAAAAGCTAAAGGTAGAAGATTACAAAATTGGGTACGAGATACTCTACTTTCTGTTTTTAAAAACTTAACAAACGAAGATGTCTATTGTGCTATTATGGGTGAGAGAGGAGTGGATATAAAATTATCTAAAAAAGCACGAGAAGTAATTCCATATGCCATTGAATGCAAAAATAAGCAATCATTAAAAAGTATTTATTCTATTATGGAACAGGCCCAGTATAATGCAAAGGAAACACAGGTTCCTCTTGCTGTAATTAAAATGAATCAGTTTCAACCATTAGTAATTGTTGACGCAGTACATTTTTTTAAATTGATAGGAAAATAAATGGAAAATGGAAATATTATAGATAAAGATAACTTTATAACAATAGCTATTCATCCTTCAGAAGAAGGATTTGCTTGTGTGTTATTAGAAAGAGATAATCCACCAGTAACACAAGAATATTTAACTGCCTTGACAGTAGCACATGGAATGGTTAAAATGGCTCTTGAAAGACCAGATTTAATATATGATGAGGGAATTGATGCTTTACAAAATCCTTCTAAGAATACATTGATTAGTATTAAAGATATATTACAAAGTAAGAAAAGGAAATTAAATTAATGGAAATACAAGTAAAAGAAAATAAGAGTGGGAGTATTAAAAAATTAAAAGAAAGTGATTTTTCTGTAACTAAATTTACAAAAGATTTATCCTATGGTAAGAAACATGAGAAACTTGTCATGAAATCTATGGAAAATTTTGAATTAAAAACAGATAGAATGGCACATAAAACAGGAAATGTTTATGTTGAGTTTCAATCAAGAGGTAAAGATAGTGGTATTCGTACCAGTAAATCTGATACTTGGATATTCAAAATAGTAAGTAATGGGGATAGACATTTATTTTCTATACAAATTCCCTTGACAAGATTAAAAAAATTAGTTAGTACAGATTATAGAGTTGTTCCAGGTGGGGATAATTTAACATCAAGAGGTTACCTCGTTCCTCTTACAGATTTAATAGGAGTATAAATGACAGAAGATTATAAAGATTATAGATTAAAGGGTACACTTCATGCACCTTTTAGTCCAATATTAATGGAATTTCAAATTCCACAACCCTATATTGATTTACTTAATACGTATGGGGATAAAATATCTGCAAGTGATAAAAAATCTAAACAATTAGATTGGTCAGATAATCTTGTAGGCAATGTTAAACAAGAACATAAAATTGAAGACCATATATGGCAAGAAAAACCT